TTCAGGACAATACCAGTATCAGTCAACTGAAACGTAGTATCATTAACTAGAGTTGACATCAGGCGGTACTCGCTATCAACTGGCCCAACTGCTGGGAATGGTACTCGGGTCGAATCTCCTGCGTGTACACGTTGACAACAACCTGCTTGCCTTCCCCGGGTCCCCGTCGCTTAGAGGGAACCACAGGGGCCGCTTTGGGATGGCCAACATCAACGTTAGCCTTGATGTTGTTGGCCACGCGCCTGACCTTCTTCAAGAGGGCAGGAGTGGCTCTATCTATGCCAACACCGATACCATTAACAATATGAGCACCAGAGGGCATCATGGCACGTGACGGCGAGAAGATGCTCATGGCAGTATTGAAGGCATTCTTGATAGAGTTACCAAGATCCTTAGCCTTCTGCAGCAAGCGACCTGCCACAGTATCAATACCACTTAGGAGACCATTGATGAGATCTTTACCCGACTGTATCAGCAGGGTTCTAAAACTGATTACTGCAGAACGTATATAACCAGGCAAGTGTTGGAACCAGCTAATGACTGCATTGAAGCCTGTCTTGATAGCTCTACCGAAAGCATCTGCAGCATTGTTAATGGAATTGCCGAGGTTGTTCATCCAGATGATGGCATTCTTAACCCAGCGTACCAAGATACTAATAGTATCGATGAAGACCGATACTGTCTTGTACAGTACGTAGAAGGCTGCGACTACAATAGCCATGATGGCAACTAGTGCAACTAGTACTGCGCTGCCTAGAAGTATGAGGAACCACTTAACAACCTGCATAACGGCCCAAATAACTTTATCGATAGCGCCCTTGTGCTTGTTGTAGTAGTCAGTGAGCGAACTGATCATAGGTACGACGACCTTCTTGATCATGTCCGCCATAAGCTGGAAGGCTACAACTACCTGGTCCTTGAGGAATCGAGCCACTTCGCCGAGGACTGCTACTAGTTTTGATCCGATTCTATTCCATAGGTCATCTATCGCTGGGATAACCTTGTTATTAAGTACGTCACCGAGGGCACTGAATGCAGGTTGAAGGTAAGAGTCGAAGCCTTGCTTAACACCTTGAATGAATGGCCAGATGTCCTTAGTCCAAACATCTGAGAAGGTCTGACCTATATCACTAAACAGGTTGCGTAGAGGCGCAGAGCCCTTATATGCCAATACTGCTGCGCCAGCCAAAGCTACTATACCTGCTGCTACTCCACCAACTACAAGGAGTACCGTACCTAGGCTAATACCCAGAGCAGTCATGGCAGCAGCTAGTGCACCAATGCCTCCAATGATAATCACTATAACGCCTGCGAGCGTAGTAACTGCTGCCGCAATTAAAGCCCACTTAGCAATCTGCTTCTGCTGTGCAGGTGATAGACCATTAAACCAACCTACGATCTTAGCACCAATGTCGAGCAGTCTCTTGAAAGCCGGCTCAAGCGCTTGACCAATGGTGGTCTTCATGATGTTGAAGTTGTTCTTCAACAGTTGAGTCTTGGACGCAACTGTGTCAGCCATGGTTTGATACGCTTGACTAAACTGCCCTGTGGAGCCCTGCATGTCTTTGAGGAACGTTTGGAACTGATCGAGATTACCTGCACCCTTGGCATTAGGCAAAGCCAAGTCGAAGAAGCGCTTTGCCTGAATAGTACCACCACTGCCCTTGAAGATATCAAATAGTGCCTTCGCACGATCTGGTGGAGGCAGTGCTAGTAGGTACTTCTTCATGTTCTTGAGAATGTCAACTAGCGGTAGGAACTTACCCGTCGCATCGCGTGACTTAATGCCCAGTTCCTCGAGCTTGGCAGTCGTGCTAGGATTAGCAAGCGCATCCATAGCACGAGCGGCTGCTGCGACCGCTGATGCGGTGCTCAAACCGTTACGGGTTAGGAAGATGAGCATTGCATCCATGGTATCAAGGTTCTGACCAAGACGCACTGCCGAAGGCGTCAGCTTGCCTATGACTGACGAGAACTGCGCATAGGTGCCGACACCCTTGCGGACTAGCTGGAACTGCTTATCGAGTACAGTGTTTACGTTCTGGAAGGGAATCTTGAACGCGTTCATGATACTCATCGTACTACGTGACGAGTCATCAATGGATACCTGGCCAGCAACAGCTGCTTTGGCAAAAGCATCCAGTAGCACTTTTGCCTGAGACATGTTGGCATTAGTAGAGGAGAAGATGTCGTACAGCGCTGTCTGCATCTCTGCGAACGGTGCTGCAACCTTACTCGCTACATCCTTACCCATCTGGCCGAGGTCCTGTAGCGACGCAGCAAAGCCATCCGTCTGTGTCTTAGTAAGAGCAACTTGCCTGTCGTACTCCTGGCCGGCTTTAACAGTGCTAAGAAGAGCTGCAGAGGCGAGAGCACCCATACCTACCATAGCCAGACCAGCTATAGTAGCTGCTGAGCTTACATCGGTAAGGGTTCTAGACAGTCTCTGGTGTTTAGCAACGTCAGCTTCTAGATTCTTAGCCTGCATATCATAGGCAGCTGCTTGCTTACGCAGCGATGCAACTTCCTTATCGGTAGCCACACTTACTGCAGAAGCCTGTCTTGAATAGGCTCGTGCCTGTGCATCGACAGCTGCAATCTGTTGCTTGGTAGCACCAGCAGCTCGCATACGTGCAGCTGTTTCACGTTCCTGTGCTTCAGCAGCTTTCAGAGCCTCGACACGTGCAGTACCTGCAGCACGTACGTTGGCAGCCTGCTGACGCAGTGCAGCCGACTCAGCTCGCGCCGACGAGGCCTGAGCGGCTGCACCAATCTTAAGAATGTCACGACTCACACCAGTTAGAACATTTGAAGCCTCATCGCGCACACGCAAGACGAAGTAGAGGTCACGAGCGCTAACACTCACGGCGAACCTCCCTGCTTGCGTTGTGCTTCATCAAACTCAGCCCGGATGTTATCGAACTCCCGAACCTTAAGTAGGTAGTGCATCATCAGACTATCCTGATCAAGCAAGCCACCTGCGGAAGGTAATACACTATAGTCTTCACACAAACGTGCAATGGTCAAGAATTCTGACGCAGCCACTTCGTATTCATCATCACCGTCGATTTCTCTTTTCTTGGTAATGATGATCTTACGAAGTGCCTCCTCTATTTTCCCGTTTCCTCAGCATCTTCGAACTCATTGAGATCGTTAATGAGTTCGTCGATCTCCTCACCAACACGACCAGCAAGCATCTTAACGTGCTCAGGCTTCGTAAAGTCAAGCTTCGCAACAGACGACTTGTCCTCAGGAGTAATGAGGTACTCGAGATTGTGATCGACAATACAGTTAGCAAACTCGAACAGGGTAACCTTTTCGTTCATCAGCTCAAGCTCAGCCATGAACCCCTGATTACTCTTCGCACGCCGCTCGGCTCGGTTGCCTCCGCCAGTCTGCATCTTAGCCTTGGACAGAAGACCTCGCCGAAGCATCTTCTGTCCATAGCTGAGGCGCTTCAGAACAACATAGGCACCCTTAAGCGATCGTAGTTCGTACCGCTCACCTACGCTATCAAATTCTTCAACCGCAATAGGCATTACTGCTCCCTCTTTCTGAATGCCTGTCCAACCGGGACCCTGTTACATTACAGAACTCCACAGGGCCTGTGTAGCATTGAATCTCTAGTTCTAACTAAGTCTAACAGCTACGGTCATCATAGCTTAAGAGCTCTGAGACTTCACTATATTCATTAGTTAGAACTAGAAGAGACTCAGTCTAACTACTATTCTAACTTAACTACTGAGTCTTCTTTAGCTCAATTGCTGCCCGTACAAAACAGTCCTTGGCTTCGAGAAGCTTCCGCAGACCAGTAGTCATCTCCGGACCAGTACCTAGCTCGACAAGCTTAGTAGCAAGCTCCTCGATAGGCTTAACGACTTCCTGCAGATGTACTGGCAGGTGATCGTGTTCGAACCACTGAAGCACCTGAGCACTCGCCGGATGAAACTTTGCTGGTTGGTTACTTGTCATGAGGGCCTCTTTACTAGCTGATGTTCTCTTGTGTCTTTACGATTACTGAATATGCAGTAGTCGCTCCGAGGTTGGGCGTGTTCTGGTAGTTGATCATTGCTCGCACGAGGTCGCCCTGACCACTCAGGTTAACTTCGTACGTATCCTTGATGGCCTGCTGAACAGTCATCGTGACCAAGTTGTTAGCACCCTTGCTGGCTGTGATCGTAAGACCCTGTGACGTGTAAGCCTTGAAGGCATCGTAGTCGACGCGGTCAACGAAGTCACGCTCGAAGTGCGTGGTACAGTTACGCTCGCCATAGTGGATGAGCTGCGCACCTCGACCAGTGTTCTTCAGACGGAAGTCAGGAACAGCCTGGTCATCGATGGTGAACTCGAAAGTGTCTGTGTCAAACACAGGTGTCGCAGTGGGGATCTCAATACTGTAAGTGCCCGCACCGAACACGTTGCTCGTCGGCCAGACCGGAGTAGGCGTAGCAGCGCTAGCCTCATCACGTCCGATGATCGAAACAGTGCATGTCAGCAGACCGTTATCGACGCTGAACTTCAACGACGATACAATACAACCTGTGTAGCCGAAGACTACACCTGCAGTACGCTCGATAGTCAACGAGAACGTACGTGGAGGAATGGCCGCACTGGTAGGAGTGAACGTGTAAACGAAGTTAGGATTCGATCCCGTCTTCACACAAGAAGTACGTGCACAGTACAAGAAATACGGAAGAACATCTTCCAGTACTTCGAGTTCGAGGTCGCCCTCAATATGCACGTTACCAGGACTAGCACCAGTGATATCAGCAGTCTGTCGAATCGGTCGCCGCCAGACAGTATCCTGTACGTACTTGATCGACTCGTTCAAGAACGGGATGAACTTGGTAGGCGGCTGATATACACCAGGCGTGAGTGCCGAGTTCGTAGTAGGGATAGCTCCGGTAGGAGTACCTGGAGACGTATCGATGTCGGTGACAACCAGACCAACCGTCTTGTACTTGAGCTCAGTACCCGTCAAGCCACCTGCGGCAGTCTTGTACAAGTTATACCCGGTAGCACCTGTAACAACTGGCCAGGACACAGTAACCGTAGAAGTAGCACCAGTCGTAACGATGGTACGCTCGTTACTGATCAACGTCTCACCAACAGCGTTGATAGCTGTTACAGCGTAGATGTACGTACCAGCAGTAATTGTACCACCAGTAGTAGCGGTAGCGAGCGCCGACTGAACGGGCTCAAGCAGATCCTCGAAGGCGATACCAGCATCGCCACCTGCACCGACACCATAAGGCACGTTACGCCTCCTCTACTGCTTGAATGGTAACCGTAACGCCTGACGGTACATTACACTGGTTAAGATGAAGGCCACGCATGTTAAAGAACTGCTGCTCATCGTACGCAGAGAATGTACGTACTTCGTCTGCCTTGAACGTAGCAAGACCTTCGACAATAACGTCGCGATTGGCCTCAACTTTGTACAGGAACACGTTTCCTCCTATCGCAATCTGGTCTTGCTGTATGGTTCAAAGGTAATACGATTTGTACGATACATCGTACTTTGTCGGTACACGTAGCCTGATTCATTCAAGGCACAGAAGCTGTGGATGACGAGGCCTCCCAGTTGGGGATCAGCATGTAGCAACGTCTCGATAGCTTCGGAAACCTGTTGTGCTTCCTTACGCGTTACTTGATTGTCCTGCAGCTTGGCGTGATATACTAGAATGTAGATCGCAAAGTTATTATCTGTGCGATAAGAAACACCCATCAGCGAACGCTGACGATTACCAGGATCAACGCAAATCGAAGGCGTGTGCTGGAACTTCTCCTGGTCACCGTAGAAAACGTCGTTCGCTGAACCTACTTCACCGCTAACCACACTAGTCAACGAGATGTAGTTCGCTTTGATCTTGTCTACAATATACTGAGTGATCAGGTCTACGGAGTCTGTAATACTAGGCACGGTCAGTAAACCTTCCTACTCGTCGTGCACGGTCTTCCATCCACGCACCGAAGATAACTTCCATCTTAATGATATCTGAATCCTGATACATGATAAAAGGCCTAGCAGGAAGTGTCCACGTACCTGTATCCAAAGCCATACCTAGAGCGCGACTCAATACACGTTTCTGGTCCGAGGTCTTAATCGGACCTACGATGCCGAGTTCCTTAGCAGCTCTAGGAATCATCTTGTTGATCAGCTTCTTAGCCTGAGGACCTTTCTTGGCTAGGATAGCCGCATTAGCTGGACTACCACCACTTGTGTCACGTGAGGCACCTGCTTGATGATATACGCCGTAGAAGACATCATTAGGCAGCTTGCGGATAGTAGCTGACGTAGGACCGATATCCCAGATGTTGAACTGCCTAGCACGTCGCGCTAGCAAGCCTGTGCGATTTAGAATAGGTCCGCTAGCACCATTGCGCGCAGCGACAGTAGATGCAGCTAGTGGTGCCCACTTAGGTCTACCCTGCTCAGAGAAATTCGTTCGAATCGAAGGGATCATCACTTCGCGAACGATCTTAGCTAGGGGCGCCCGAAAGGATCGAATGTCCATAGCGAGACGATTAACATCCTTGGCTATAATGCCTACAGAAGGACGAACGCCCCACTTGATACTCTTAATGGTATCGAAGCGCAGCATAGCAACAGCGCCAGCAATGTCGACTGGGTTAATACCGTCTCTGCTACCACCCGATATCCTAGGAAGCTGCGGCATAGCATCCTCCTAGAAAGTCGTTGTCATAGAGAATGCAGCAGGACCTACAGAGGGATCGCTGGGGACATCCTTAGGGTCCGTAGCGGTCGACACATCTGTAGGATAGAACGTAGGCGAGGAAATGTCTACAGTAGATCCTGGGATAGGAATCGAACCATCCAGAATGCCTGCAATCAACATCTCGGCACTAGCGTCAAGCTTCTGTGCATAAGTATTTTCGTTATCGCCAATGTCTTCGCTGTACTGCCGAAAGTAAAACCAAGCGAAGTACTTACGAGCGATGATGGTGCGAATCAACTTGGGAGTAGTATCTGGTCCTGT